GTTTGGTTTTAGTAATGCAAAAACTTAGTGTGAAGGGTGCATCAACCTTTTCACACGCATTACGGGGTGGTTCCAACCTTTTGCCAGTGTCTCTCTGGTTAGAGCGGGCACTGTCACCACCAACCTGAGCCTAAATAGGCTCTCCCACCATCACCCGCGAAGCGTATTACAGAATCTACTCACCGCAAAATTGTATTTTCTGTTCCGTCATTCGACGCGGGCTGGTATCTGGACCTGTTGCGCCTGGGACCACGTAGGCCCACACGTCTTCCCCATAGGGGCTGGCCGCCTGCTGCTGACAGGGGACTTGTGGATCAGGAGGGGGCTATTGCCGCCTTCACCTCGATCACCACCCTTTTGGATGGGGAAAGCTTCCACATCGGCGGTGGTTCGCCTGACATAAAAACAAAAGGTACACACACTTTCCCCGAGTGTGCACCCATTTTCTGGGGTATTTCTTACGCGCCCCCCAATAGGCGCAAGTCCACATCTTGATCTTTTTGAACCGGTTGACATAAATGTTGGATGATATCCTTGTGATGATAGGATGTAACAAGAATTGTTGGTATGAGCGGTGCTTTAGCATCGAAATGCTGCTCCATTATCACCTGCTCTAGTGGGGTGATGCCATATGCAAAGAAGAAGCTAATACGTGAGTTCAGTGAAGGCTCAACGTACTTCATATCAGTGCTCTTGACAACAATCTGACGATACTTGTGATAGTAATCACCTGCTTCAGGAATCCAAGGCGTAGCCGAACGGCCAAGCCATTGGTAGAATTTTTGAAACACTGGCAGGCCAGTGCTCCCAGCCATGCCGCATCCAGCTATTGCACCAAGTTGTTTCCGCCACACTTTCGGGCTGGAAACGTCCTTGGTTGTAATTAAATCTGAATACAACCTCTTTGCTGGGTTTGGACACAACACATAACTATCGCCTATAGCAACAGGATGTGCCTGACAAAATTCCACTTCCTCAAGACTATCATAAGTCCCATCATACTCCATCTCAATTCCCATTTCTAGAAACCATTCTTGCATGCCCTCCTTGAATAGTTCCACATCCGTCCGTTCCATTATCAACACACAATCATCTCCATCGTTCAGTAATCGCGCTCTATTTAGCAATCCTTTGGTGTTCAAATAGGAATACATCAACGAACACATGACTATGACATTACCTAATGAGGTATTCATATCACCTGACATCCGGCATCCATCAACTCTGTATTTGATGGTGCCTTCATTGCCGTAATACCTCCCCTCGTTGACGAGCTGGTGCTTCAATAGCTCTGCCAAATCAGGTATGCCTGCACATGTTCCCTCCACAAATATTTCATATAAACTGTGTTCATATTCCAACAACATCGTATTAACGTGTTGGTCAAATCTAGAAGCATCTACGCCTACTGCAACTGGATCCACGAATTCATTCCACATGTTATGTATGACTCTTCCTCTTTCACCCATATTCATGCCCTTAGCAACCGTGCGATGACCCTCTTCTCGAACGTCAAACACCTCATCAATGGCTC